TGCCACATCCGCATAGGTCGAAGCAGTCGGAGCGTTGGTCAGCGAAGTTGCGGTTGCAACACGAGTACCAACAGTCAACGATGGCAACTGCTGGGTAAACCGGGTAGGAATACCCGCTACCTTGCCGCTGAAACCAGTACGGTACACGCCTTCACCCACGTCAGTCAGCGAGGCATTGTCTGCAAGGACATTGGTACCAAGTGCCTGCCAGTCAGCGTAATCGAGAACCGCTACGGTGTCAGCGTCGTCACAGCCTTCAGACTTGAGGCGGGTGTAACCAGCCGCAATGTCTACCCACTCGCCAACGTCCGTCGAGCCGTCACCCAGCCAGTTGTTCGAGGCGTTAGCCGCGAAGCCAAGGATGTAGGCGTCGATGTCGGTAGCCAGTCGAAGGGCAGCAGCCTTCAGAGCTTCGCTTTCACGGGCAGAGCCGATGTCACGAACCTTGACGAAGTCAGCCCAACCCATCGAACTGTTGATCGTCTGATCCAGCTTGTAGCGTTCGGAACCGAAGATGCTATCCTGAACACCGCCACTCAGATCGGCTACGCCGTTCGAGGTGAAGGTAGTCGTGTAGTCAGGGGTAACCTGCTCTACGACTTCAAGAGCATTTCGGTCATTCATTTCCCCATCAAACTTTTTCCAAGTCACGAGGTCCTTGGAGATGAGGTTATTTTGGAAGATCGCAGCAAACGAGTTAAGGACGAGTTTTGCTTGATCTACAGTAACAGTAGCCATGTAGAATTATTCCTTTAGATGAGTAATTAAACAAGGCCTAGTTGTAGTTATTTCTTCTTAAAGAAAGCTTTCGAATAGGCCTCAAGGTCATCCGTATCTGGAGCAACTTCTACCTTAGCCGCAGTAGCGCCACGATTGGCGGGCGGGGGTGTGGGTGCTTTCGAAGTCTTCGGACGAGCCAACGTTTTTTCCGCATCGGCCATCGCAAACTTAGCCTCGATTCGACCAAGGGCAACAGCAGTCTTTGTGGGACCAGCGTTGACAATAGCCTGAGCTTCGTCTGGATTAGATGCGAGGTAGTACAGAACGTCGGGCCCATACTCCATTGACATGATAGTCGCTGAAATATAATCTTCGTAATCTTGAGTAAGTCCAGTCAGGGACTCTACGAGCTCCTGTCCTTTTTCCTGGAAATCGGGATAACGCTCCCGTGCGGGCTCAAGCTTAGTGTTCCACTCTGTTACGACTTCGGCACGTTGGGCATCCTGCTCTCGCTGGGCCCGGTCTTGTGCTTCCTTTTCAGTGTAGCTCTGGAGGTTAGTTTTGACTGCGTGTGCTGTCAAATCTTGAATGTACGAGGGATCAAACTCCCCCAAACGATACTTCGGAGTACCGTCTTCATTCTTGTCCAGAGGGTCTGGGGCACTAGTGTCTTTAGTCGTAGTAGGTGTGGGTACGTTCTGAGGATTCTTGAGTCGTTCGACTTCAGCCAAAAGCTCAGAGGTTCGCCTCTGCTCTTCTCGCCACTTAGCGTTCAACTCAGATATACGATCTTGGGCGCGATTCTTCTTTTTAGGCTCAGGAGCCTCGTTAGAATCGTCCTCTTCCTCGGCGTCGGCTTCATCAGCCTCTTCCTCGGATTGAGTCTCAACCGTTGTCTCTTCTTCTGCGTCGGAGTCCTCGGCTTCGTCCTGCACTTCCTCTGAGTTGGTCGTCTCAGTAGCTGGTTTGCTCTGACCAAAGAGTTCACTAGCGAAGGTGTCAAGGTCGATTTCGGTGGATTCGACGGGGGTGGTTTCAATACTCATAAATAAAGGTTAAGCGGTCCTTCAACCGTTAGTGCTCGTTTATTGCGACTTGTTGCTGTTGCCCGAGTCACTCTGTTTGGCAGCAGCAGTCGATTTCTTAAACTCGGAGTCCAGTTGTTGCTGGTCCCGTTTAATGTCGTGTTCATCTACCTTAGCACTTCCGTCAAGGAGTTGCTGGATAGCTTTCATGTTAAGCTCAGTTGCGTCGACTTCGTGATCGCTCAGGGCCCTGATTCGCAGAGTCTTCGCGTTGTAGTCGTCGATCTTCAACTTCTCTAGGTCAATAGAACGATCAGTCTTAAGCTCTTCGTTCTCCTTGGCAAGTTCTTGGAGCTGCGTTTGCATCTCCATTACCTGCTCTGGACTGACCCCTGCACCACCACCTTCTTCATCGTCTCCGAGAAGCTGCGGCGGAATAGTCTTCTTCAGTCGTTCGGCAAGCTTATCTGCTCCGGGCCAATCTTGGGCCTTGGCAACAAGGTCACCAGCAATGCCCATAAGCTCTGGCCAGACTTGGATGGCTTCCATCATAGCCTGAGCAGCCTCTTGACGACGGGTAGTGTAGCTAGTACCTGTGGACAGGGCTACGTCAAACATGCCAACAGACAAGTCAGGAGACTCTGGGTTCATTGGGTCGTTGACCCGAATAAACTTAACAGTCTCATCATCTCCGATAGTACGAAGAACTCGCGTTCCGTCATAAATCTGAGGGATAAGCTGATTAGCTACGTCACCAGCCTCAAGGACTGCAGCGTTAGCGTTATCGTGGAACGTGAGATTGGCGATGTCGCCTTCACGTTGACGGGCCATGATGGCCCGACCAGACGTCTCGTTAGACTTAATACCAAGCGAAGCGTCATGTAGGCCAGTTACGTCCTTCATGTCCTGTGCGTTAGTGGCTGCTTCGTTAAGAAGTGAAGCCTCTACAGGAGGAGGAGGAATAAGTTGGGGAGGAGCCTCAGCACCGTCGTTGTACACGAGCAGTGGGTCGCGACTCAGGTGAGCCTTGCGGAAGGCGTCTTCACGGCCTTCAACAGCAGACTCAGGGGCGATCCACTTAGCCTTTGGTGCGTAACCTAGCTGCTCGGCAGCGACACTACGCCAGAAGTTCTTAAGCCGGATCGGGTCCTTCATAAACCGGATGATACCGTACCGAACACGACGTCCGCCTACGTTAGTAACCCGACCACTCATACGAATGATAGGGACACGATTTAGTCTGTATTCGAAAGGTCCGGAGAGGATTGCAAAGCCAGTGCAAAGGTGCATCTGTGCGTAAGTACACCAAGATTCACGGGTCCTTTCTGGCATCCCGTTCTCGGCAATCAAATCTTCCATGTTGTCTTCGGTGACTTCGTACACCTTGCCAGATGGGAACAGAGCCAGAATCTTCTTCCGCTCGATCAGACGCCAGTACTCAGTGATCTGATACGAGTCAGTATCTTCCCAGCCGTTGGTGACCAACGAACTAGCTAGGGTGGAGTCGTCTAGTGCGTCAGGTGAAATTTCACCGTACTTGGAGATAAACTCCTTCTTAGGGATTCGGTCGTTAACGAACACTCGACGAGCGTCACGTCCAGTAGGATCAACAGAGTAGCGATCCCAAACGACAGACAGACAATCTTCGATTGGACGAATGAACAGGTCCTGATCGAAGACGTCGTCTCGGGCATACTCTACAGCAACCCGAAATGCACCGTCCCCGCACTGAACAACGCTTTCAAAAGCGGAGTCGTAAACTCGGTCAGCGCGAGAGGCGGTCTCAATGGAACGAATAAGGTCCCCTCGAACCGAGGCAATATCGACATCCTCGTCGTTCGAAGCTAGGACCTTAATCGCCTTCCTGCTTTCACGCCAGTCTCCTACGAGCTGTGCTGTGAACTGCGGAATGTTGTTGATGACAAGGCAAGGAAGGCCAGCACGGTCACTGAGGACTTGAGGGTCCCACTGCTCACCTGCTGAGAACTTCTTGTCGTCAAGGGCTTCTTGGCGGTTGGTGCGGTCGTAGTCAACGTCGAGTTGAAACTCCTCGCGCATCTCGGTAAGGAAGTCGGCTTGGCTTTTGAAACCCTCAGGAACATAGCCTGAAGAAGTCTGAGTCTCGATGTGATTTACATCAACAGGAGTGCCGTCCTCTTTCTTTCGTTCAGGCTTTTTCGCCAAAGTCGTGTCCTTCTTTATCCGGTCATCCAACCGTTAGGGTTGTGTTGGTGTAGAACTGTAGGGTCCCAAACAGCTCTAGACCCGGCAGGGCCTGTAGTGTTTTGATCTGTTTTTGAGAGTCTGCGACGTCCTGCTATCTTTTCGAAGATTTCTGACAACCCCCAGACCAGTGCGTCTACCCTGTCGGGTGAGCCTGTTGAAGAGTTCCTTACGTTGTCGATGGAGAACTCACACATCTGATCTTCGAGTTTGTCGAATCGTCCTACGTGGTGAACTCGTCCTTGCTCATAAAGGGCAGAGATTGGCTCAGCGCGAACAATCTTACCACGAGAAGCGTGGACTAGTTTGACAGGAATAGAGCGGTCGATAGCTTTTAGGACTGAGCCAACCATCTCTCCGCCGTTGTTCTTTTCAGCTACGATTTTGTCTGCCGACCACTTTCGGTAGAGGGACACAGCCTTTCGAGCCCACTCCTCAGGAGTTCCACGGATGCTTCCGTCCTCTAGGATATATCCTCTAGCGTATCCATCCTC